GCAAACTCGAACTGTGATGCCATGATGGCACCTTTCTGGGTCCGCAGACCCGTTTGTGGGCCGTGTACCTGCCAGCTGAATGCTGCGACAATCTACACAGCCAACTACCCTCGACTCTACCTTAACCACCCATGCGACTGCGTAACAGGCTCTCGGGCCCCGTTAGTAGGTTCAGAGGAGGACAACGGGTCCTCCCCCCGTCCCTAGAGAATGGACACGTCCTCTGACTCGCTCCAGAAGCGGTCGACCTTCTTCATGATGAACTTGGTCACGGTGCCGTCCGGGGCAGTGACCTTGACCTCGATCCAAGCGCCCTTGGTGCCTTTGCGCACCTCGACCTTGGACTGGACGACGCGGAATTCACCCTGACTCATACACACCTCCTATTAACCAACACCAACATTAACCAACACCAACACAACAACCACACCCCCCACCCCCAAACCAACCACCTCAAAAACTAGATCACCCCTCCGTTCTTAACACCCCAACTTTTGCACTGTGGAATTCAATGCGTTCCTTGGAATCCGGCCGGCGTTCCGCTACACTTATACCATGGAGCCCTTCGGGCCCTGCCCCATGGCTGACCTGCAAACCACGTTTGGCGTGCCCGTACGCACGGAATTCAAGCTCATGGCGGAAATGCGTGTCCGCGAGCCCAACATTCCGCTCTCCGACATCGCGAAACGGCTGGGTTTCTCGTACCAGACCATCTTGATGTGGTCCAAGAAACCGCTCTACCAAGCGTATGAGACCTGGCTCGTTCGGAACGAATACGCGGCTTTGCCCCCGGAAGTCCGCCGTGCGAAGGAAGAGGTCCAGGATGGCTTCGCAGAGTTCGCTGGGGAGATGCAGGACCGTCTCCTCGCTATCCTGGAGACCACCCCTGATCAGCGGCTCGCAGCTACAATCGCACAAGACTGGCTCGACCGCGCGGGGCACACCCCCATTCACAAACAGGAGCTTCGCGGTGTGAGCTTCACTATCACCGCGGAACTACACGCGATCCTCGAGCGCCGTGCCCGAGAGGCGGATGGAACAGCCTTGGGCCTCGTTCCGTTCCCGGACCAAACATGACCTCCGCTGAAGGCTTCTCCGCTCTGGGCCTCACACGGCTCCCGACTTCGTCCTTCGCGGACGAAATCTACGAGACTACCCGCGCTCGGGCCAAAGCCTCCCTGTACTTCTTCACGACCGCCGTTCTGGGTTGGGACAAAGTACAGCCCGTGCCCCATCTGGAGCTCTGTAACTTCATCCAAGATGTGGCTGCGCCCCATAAGCGCCGTAAAGTGGTCCTGATTCCCCGTGACTGTTACAAGTCCACAGTAGGTAGTAAGAGCCTTCCGCTCTGGATCCTCATCCAGGACTCCTTCTGTGGCATCCCGGGGTTGGAACATCGCATCCTTCTGTCTAGCTTCAGCGCGGAGAACGCGAAGAAACAGATCAAGTCCATCCGCCAGCAGATCGAGCGGAACGAGATGCTGCGGTGGCTCTTCCCCGAAATCATTCCCGATATCGGCTCCACGACGTGGACCGACTCGAACCTCCTGTTCCCGCGATCCGGCTCTTACGGTGAGGACACCATCGAGGCAGCTGGTGTGGACACTCACATTGTGTCCCGGCACTATACCGTGCAGATCAAGGACGACCTCGAAGACCAGAAGTCCGCTGAGTCCGCCACCGTCCGGGAACGCGTGAAGACGTACTACAAGGCCTGCGAGGCCCTCTTCGTCAACGAACGGGAAGCCTACGACCTCCTCATCGGCACACGGTGGGGCATCGATGATGTGTACGCAGACATCCAGCAGAATGAAGGCGACACGTACGAGTTCCTCGTACGTCCGCTACACTGGACCCGCGAGGAGCTGCAGCACGACCAGCGGGAAGCAGAAGAGCGCAACACACGTAGCGTCTACGAGATGGACCCCGACGTCTTTGCGCCCGATCCTGTCACGAAGTACTACTTCTTCCCCGTTCTGTTCCCCGAAGAATCCTGTCAACGCATCCGTGCGAAGCAGGGCGCGTGGATGTACAGCATGCTCTACTTGAATAACCCGCAGGACCCGTCCCTTGCCGAGTTCAAGGAGCGGGACCTTCGGTACTTCGTCTTCGACACTGAGGGCAACCTGAAGATTGAGAACGACGAAGGCAACCAGGAAATCGTGCCCTTCGACCAGATTAAGAAGGTCCTGTTCTGGGATCCCGCTCTTACTGCGATTGATGAGCGCAGGGGCTGCAAGAACGCGATGGTCCTAGCGGGCAAAGACCGCTTTGGACGGATCTTCATCTTTGAAGCCCATGCGGAAAAACGGGATCCCACTCTCCTGCTCACGCGGTTCATCGGCCTCCATCAACGGTACCTGCCCGCTGTCGCGGCTATCGAAGACGTGGGCTTCCAACGCCTCTTAAAGTTCCCTCTGTACCACAAGATGCGTGAACTGGGCCACTCGTTCAGTGTCCGAGAAGAGCGGCCCATCGGGGAGAAAGACGCCCGGATCCGGACGCTGATTCCGTACGTAGAGTCCCATTTGGTCTACGCGCGCCGGGGCCTACGGGATCTGGTGGACGAACTGAAAGGCTTCCCGGTGTCCCTACAGAAGGACATCATCGATGCAACCTCGGCGTGCATCCCGCTCTTCGGTCTATACACCGCAGTGCCTAACCAGATGCGCTCGCAGCGAACCGAGGCCGCGATGCAGGCCACCCGGTCGAAGCTCACCGGTTACTAACGATGGGCCCTTGGGAGTTTGTATGAAGCAAAAGTACGCGAAGATGCCGGAGGAAGTCAAGGAGGCGCTCCGTGCAAAGCGGACGGCTCCACCGGAAGAGACCCTAAAGCCCGCGATCCGGAGCAAGAGTGCGGCCCGCAAAGCGATCAGTGCGACGGCTGCCCCTAAGCCGACGGCTGCGCCCAAGCCTGTGACAGTCGGCCTCGGTTTCCAGGGGCGTTGCATTTTGAACCCGCGTGGAGTGGCCCATGCCTCTTGAAGTCCGGCCTCTGACCCTTAGCGCCGATGCGCTGGCCGCTCTGGGCCAGCGGGTCCAAGAGGACCTCTCTGCCGCGCTAGACACTCACGCGTCCCGAGAAGAGCTGTACGCAAAGCGGCTCCGTGAGTACAAAGGGTACCCTGAGACCGCACAGAAGATGTTCCCGTGGGCCAACGCGTCCAACGTAGTTGTGCCCCTCGTTGCGATTACCGTCGACGCCCTCGTAGCCCGTCTGCACAAGGCGCTGATGGCTTCGAAGGACTTCGCAGAAATCTCGATCCGGCACCCCGCCTGGGAAGGCATGGAAGCGGACTTGCGAGAGTGGGTCAACTGGCACGTCCGAAGTTCGGGCGCCCGTGATCGGCTACGTACAGCGTTCTTCGACTGCGTCCTGAACGGCGACGCGTACGTGAAGCCGCTCTGGGAAGACGAGACTCGAAAGTATCACGCGTACGACGCGGCGGGTGAGGTCGTCGAGCAGGAGATCCCGACGTACAGCGGAGTACGGTGGCACATCATTGCGCCGGAAGACTTCATCGCCCCGATCGGGTACGACTCCCTGGACCAGCTTCCTTGGTTCGCACAGCGACTTCGGTATACCTGGGCCGAGCTCTTGAAGGCCGAGAAGGACGGCTTGTACGAGGACGTGGAGCGGCTTCGTGCGTACAAGACCGAGCGGGCCGACCCCCGGTTCAAGGAGGCGATGCGAGCAGCGGGAACGCAGGGTACAGGCCCCGTGATGTACACTCTGTACGAAGTGCAGGGCCTGTGGGAAATTGAGGAAGACCGCTTTGAAGAGGTTATCCTCACCTACTCCTTGGAGGCCGGCATCTTCGTGCGCACGATATACAACCCCTTCTTCGGCCGCAGCCGGCACCTGACGAAGATCCCCTTCCTCGTCCAAGCGCACGAGTTCTACGCAATGGGCGCTGCAGAGCAGGTTGCACCGTTCCAGTACGAAGCGTCTACCGCCCACAATCAGGTCATCGACTCTGCGACCGCCGCGAACGCGGGCCTCGTGGTTTGTAGCCCGGAGGCGAACTTCGGGAACAATGAGGAGATCTATCCCGGCAAACGGATCGTCACCGAGAAGCCCGCTCAGGACGTCGTTGTGATGCATCTCAGCGAGCCGAGCCCGACCCTCGGGAGCATGGAGCGGCAGGCGGCTTACCTCGCGGAGAAGCGGTCGGGAGTCTCGTCCTACAATATGGGCTTGGAGAGTACTGTCGTGGGGTCCCAGGCCACTGCCACCGGCACAACCGCCACAATCGCCGAGGGCAACATCCGCTTCTGGCTCTCGATCGACGATCTGCGTCATGCGATCGAGGAACTTTTGTACTTGACGTTGCAGCAGATCCAGCAGTTCGCGCCTGAAGGGTATCCATTTGAGGGGCGCATCTTGAAGCTCCCGCCAGGGGACCCACGCACTTCGATTGGGTTGAAGATCGTCCTCACGAACGAGACCGTGAATCAGATGACCGAGCTGCAGAACCTGCAGATCCTGATGGGCGTCTTGGACAACTACTACATGAAGCTGAATCAGCTCATGGCCGTGCTCTTGAACCCGGGATTCCCAGCCCCCATGAAGATGGTCGCCATGGCGGTGATGGAAGCGTCGACGAACATCGTGAAACGGTTCGTGGAGCGGTTCGAGCTCGAGAACATCGACCAGATTGTACCGAACTTGCAGAGTATCTTTGGAGGAATGCAGAATGGTGGACAAGCTCAACCTCCTCCAGGGCCAAGCCCTGCGGGACTTGGAGGAATACCTGGACCGCCTCCTGCTCCGTCAACGGGCCCGCCTCCAGGCCTTGGACCAGGAGCCGGAATTTCTCCGATGCCAGGGGGCATGTAGACTCATAACCGCGCTACTCCTCGAGCTGAGGAGCGACAGTAAGAAGGAGCCTGAACATGGCAGAGCAGAACGTACCGGCTACTGACGCCGATGGTATTGTCCTCGGCGGCCGCTTTGCGGGACACAAACTGGCTGATGTCTTGCAGTACGCAGAGGGTCTTGAGGCTACGATGGCGGCTACGCCCCCGGTTACGCCCCCGGTTACTCCCAAGGCACCTGACCCAGCGGCGGTCCTGGCAGAGCACGCCGCTGGGCGTGTGGACACTTCGACGGCCCTGCTGATCCAGCGTCTGGAGGCCGACGACGAGGCGCAGTTCGCCGCGAGTGTGCCGGACTACGAGAAGTTCCGGCCACAGATCACGGAGATGAAGAAAACCCTCTCCCCCAACCAGCGGATGCAGAAGGGTGTGCATTACTTCGTGTACTCGATGATCAAAGCGGGCTCAGATCCCGCGGTCCGCGCGGCCATCCTGCAGACCCCGCCCGTGGCTCCAGTAGAACCGGGGCCCGTAGATGACGAGATTGTCCCACCGCCGAGTGCCTCCGGCGCCGAGACTCCGCCTCCTGTGGGCCCCGTGACTCCGCCAGCCCCGAAGGCGCCAAAGGCTGTTGCACCAGCAGCGCCGCCTACGCCTGCCGCAAGGCGGGCCGTAGAGCCGCCCAAACGGGTCCCCAAGCTGGTCTCC